CAACCTGGACTAAAAGAAATAAACCAGAGTGGTATAATAAACAACCAGACCTCTGTTTAGCTACTTATTGAGTTTCAACCTCAATATTATCATCTGCAATATTTTCTTTACTAACATCAATTAGAGCATCTAACTCTTTTTGAATAAAATCCTTACCAACAAGGATCTTAAAAATATTTGTTGATCTATTACCAACAGAGAAAGGTATATTCTTAAACTCTCTATTACCCACTTTAATATCGAACTCTACAACAGGTCTTTCTTCCATATTACCTGCCCCGACATTAATTGTCACTTGACCCTTTTTATCTTTGAGAAGGGTCTTACCATTTACCGTTCTAAAGAAAACCTTTGAACCTTGCTCTTGAATATCTTCACCGTGAATAACATTATAAGCACCGTTACCAGAATCGAGTTTAGCCGGTATTTTACCTACTCCATCTAGATGAAAGAATTCAATAAGACCGAGTACATTCTTTTCAATAAAGAATTGCTTAAAGGTGTTCATTTTAGTGGTTGCAACCGCAATCTTCTGCGCCTTGATTAAACATACCTTGTGGTTTTTGCTGGTTAGTTTCATAATCTAACCAATGGAAAACAGAAGAGAGGTAGTCTGAAGCTTTTGTTATCTTAGCAGCTGTCCAACCTTCTAAACCATGAAGATTATCTAGCATTCCAGAAAGCTTTTGAGCATATTCTGCTGCCTTCTTTAGCTCTGCTTTTGCCATATGTATTTCAGAATGATCATGGTCTTCTTGTTGATTTGCCTCACACTCTGAACATCCACCGCAATCGCATCCATTCGCAGCTGCAGCACAATGACCAGCATGTTGATCCATTGGTTCGGGTTGTACTTCAATAATAGCTGCAGTTGGTAAATGACCCTCTTGAATCTTTGAGTAAGCTTCAGCCAATAAATCGATTTCTGGGCGATGTCTCATATTATTATTTATGCAGAAAGAATATTTTTAATTGTATCTTGACCAATTTGATCAACGTCCTCTGGAACGAAATAACTAATAGCTTCATCTAAATTAGAAGCTATAAGAGCTCTTGTCTTAGTACCAGATATACCTTCAGATTGAATTGGAATCTTTACTACTTGAACAAGAGGATATTTTTCAATATTCTTTTCGAAGTATTCATACCTCTTCACATCTTCGTCTTTATCTCCTGCACCGACAATAATTTTTACATCTTTATTATTATCTGCAAAATCATAAACAGACTTTACTGGTGTAATATCAGCAATATCTACCTCAATAGGTTTACCTATATATTTTGCATAAACCTCCCAAATATCTTTTGATTGTTGTGAAGTTATACCATCTCTCTCTTTTTTACCAATAAAAACAACACCTTTATCTGCATCTTGAAGAAGATATTTTAGAGCATTATAATGACCTTTTGTAGGTGGCTTGAATCCACCAGGTAGTAAAGCAATAGTTTCCTTTGCTTCTTCTTGCTCAAAATATTCCTTAAACGTAATCATTTTCTTGTACTTGTTTGTCCTCCACTAAAGTTAGCACGACTAAACTCTAATCTATCTACAAGCTTAACCGCATCACCAGCTCTCGATACGCTAACATATCCTTCTGGAGCTGTTACCTTCAATGTACCGTCCTCTGCATCAAGAAAATGCTTAGTATTATAAACAGCATTATTATATTTGTTAATAAAGATTTGTTTAGCCTGAGAAAGAAGGCGACTTACTTTAAAAATATTAACTATATTTTCTTTTTCCTGTTCAATCTCAGCTAACTTTTTCTTAAAGCTTTCCTCAACCTTAAGTTTACCGGCCTTGGATTTACGCTTTTCAATCTCTTTAGACATTCTAGACTTAAACCATTCTGTAAATCCGTTATATGACATCTCTGCATCCTCTAGAAACTTACCTTGTTGGATCTCAGAATTGACATATATATTAATTAAATCAAGAGGTAATTCTTTATAGTTAACTTTGATAGAGTCAGCTGTCTTAATTAAGTCTCTTATTTGTTTTGCTTCGTCTTGAGTCAATGTAACAGTTCCAGTACTATCCGTAAACACAGCATCATCAACCCAGACACCAGGCACCTTTTTTAAATTTTTAACATTAATACCGTATTGCGGACCGCTCTCTAAATCTTTGTATCCAGTATGAAAGACAATACCAAACACAGAGTTTGCAATTTCTTTTCCAAGATCTGAATCTGCTTCAACTGCATACTTAATAGTATTAGGTTTAAAGGTAAAGTGAGGTATACCATCTATTTCTTCTTTCTTAATGGAAGAAGCATCAAACATAAAATCACCTTGAAGAATACCTTTTATACCTAATTTAGGAAGATACTTAAGAGCTTTTTTAAGCTTATCAGCTAAACCAGGTGCGTGACCATGATTCATCTCCACATCATTTTCTGTATAGTTAATTTTAGGCTCTCTATTAAAAATAGATTTTGTTCCAACAAAAAACTTACCTGTATCAGGGTGACGACCAGCAAAGATTGCCGGTGCACCATCCCACTTTACAGATGTGTTAACCTTACGACTGCTCTTACCTTGAAGATGAGAAAGAAGATCAGTTATAAAACCACGAGCTACACCATAGCCTTGCTCACCTTTTGTAAGAACTAATTCTTCAAGGTGTGTTAGATGAGTATTAGCTTTAGTAGCCTCCTGAAGAAGCTGGTATGATTCGAAATATAATTTAAAGTTTTTCATATTATAACATAAATTCTTTATCAAAGCCTGCTGTAGTATTACTACCCGGATATCCAATATATACACCCTCACCATCAAATTTAAAAGCAATAGACTTATTTTTAATTGCTTTTAATATATTATCAAAATTTGATACATTTAAATATCTCGCTCTATCATATGTACCTTCATCCATTACAACACCAGCCTTACGACTAAATCCCTTTTGATAAACAAATAAAATATAATCAAAACCACCACCATGGCTCGAGTATGCATCTAACATTAAACCTCCTAAATATTGAGCTCGCTCTCCTGGATTTTTAATATTTAAATTAATAAACTTATTTACATTGTCTTTATTTTTAAAAGACTGAAACGGGGAATCCTCAACACTTAAAATATCTTCTGCGCTTAGATCTGGTTTATTTACTAGCTCTGAAATCTTATCTCTCATTCTTTTAAAGCCACCACTTCTTGCACTCACAATACGGCCCTGACCAACCTTTAACTCAATATTTAAACCACTTGGCGTTTTTAAATCACCAACATTACCCTTAAAGCATTCTGTAAGTAGAGATAAAAGTAATTCACCTTTACCAACACCAACCTGACCTTCAGCAAATGTTCTAGCAAATAATATATTATAAAATTTTTCTTTCTCTATATCACCCTCACTTAAAATTAGCTTATCAATAACAGGCAGTACTGTCTCTTTTATACTAAAGTCACCCTCTATACCATTTAATTTTGATGTAATTAAAGTTAAGGCCTGTTTTGAATTTAATAACTCCGACATCTCACCGTAGTTTATATCAAATTCTTCAAGAAATTGATTGAACCATCTTTGCTGACTTGTAAATCCAGATAGATTGATTAATGAATCAACAACCTCGCCTCCTGAAGTTCTCTTTATATACCTCTTAATTTTTGAATACTCATTCTCATCTACTGTTCCAATTTTTTCATACTCAGATGAATTTTCACTATCTTTTGAATATATAGATATGTTTTCTACCTGTAAGCTTCGTCTAGGTGGAACATAACGGCCACTTACATTACTATATAAGTCTTCTAATGCTTTTTTATGATAATTCATCAGTTAATACCAGTTGTTAAGTCTAAAATGCGTTTGGTATCTTCAGGGCTAACCTCAAGCATATTTTCAATAGCTTCCGCAACATCTTTTGGGTTTACATCAAGTATTGTAGCTTGCAACTCCTTAACAATCTTACCTTCTGATTCATCAGGTACATGTAAAAACGCCTTGACTAATAAATCAATAAGGTATTTTTCACCCTCAGCAGTTAAGGGAGCAGGCGCTTCTGGCTCAGGTTGTTCGGCAATATCAGTAGCATCAGCATCGATAGAGACATCTTCATCTGCTTGTTCATTAAGCCTTTTTAGGTGCTGGTTTATTAAATCTATTGTCTTCATGGTATTTCAATACTATTAGCTGCCGCAATTAATTTATCTGCAAGAGTTTTTTTAGCCTTTTGAACCTTACTAGCTGCAGATCCAGGCAACAGTCCCTTCATTCCTTGATCTGGTATTGAGAGAACAGCAGCAGCAGTTTTTGCCGTTTTTTCAATATCTGTCTCTGCGTCTTCTACAGGTGGGCTATATTTTACATAATCTTTTACTTCAAGCTTTACAACACTACCATCTTCCAATGTTATGCTTAACTCATCTGCAAAAGTTCTTACCTGAACTGCAACATCCTTACTTAAAAGAAAGCTTTGTAACGCTCTCTTACCTGCTGTTAAAAGATCAATATCTTTCTCAGGCATATTATTTTCAATACCTTCTAGGAATTTGCTCATGTATATATTTATGGTAGTAGAGAAAGTTTTATATTTATATTACTTAAAAACTCCTTCTCCAATGCCTGCAATTCATAGCGTTTAAGAAACTGTCTAAACTTACTAAAAGATACTTGAGATGAATCAATATGTTTAAATGAAATATAGTCTCTATCTTTAATAAAGGTATCAAAAGTATTATTACCGTAAGTTATATTGGTAGGTAAAGATCCAAAAATGCGCTTTATAAGAGTATATTCTATATCCTTTTCACTATCTACCTGATAATAAAACCATTTTTTTGTTTTTGTTAAAGAGCAAATATTAACTAGTTTTTTAAGAATAAAATGAATACCTAATTTATTCTTTTCTTTTCGAGATAAATTTAATTCATATTCTGTAATATATAAAACATACTCATTAAAAGAATCCTTTAGATGTTTATTAAGATTTATAAACAAATAACCACGAACTTCGTCATTTACGTTTTCCAATTCTGAGGTTGATAATTCCATTGTAGTATTCATCTTTAAGTAATACTTCCTCTTCAAATTGTATTTTAGCTTCTTCATACGCTAAAGTCCACTTAGAATCGCAAAATTTTAAAATCTCAAATTTAAAATTTTCTTTTCCAAGTAACTGAATATCATCATTCAGCTCTCTTGATGAAGAAGTATAAGTACGCCAATCCGTCTCCCTCTCTTCATGCCGCTTATTCTTTTTACCTTTTAACGGTCTTCTCTTTAAAACAGTCTTACACTGTTTCTTACCAATATACTTCTTATTATTTGTAAGATTAGTAATCAGGTAAATAAACCCGTATGGTACCTCATTATTTTCAGTTATGAGTTCCGTCGTCCAGTGACCTAGATCTTCCATATTATCCAAATACACTTAACCACTCTGGTATTTTATCTAAATCCAACACTCTTGCGCGTATATCCTTTTCCCCAACCTCAACTGCCTTATGAAGCCTATGATTACCATCTAGTATCATATCATAAACACCGTTCTGCTTTGTAATAATAATAGGGTATTTTAAATCGGATCTCATAGCTCTATCGTACGTTCTTTTTATCTGCTCTGCTGTTTTATTAGGCTTATGACGTGTATGTATATCTAAATGTGCGATCTCTTTCACAGGTATAGTTACAACAGATGCTTTTAATTCATTTAGTTTATTCTCAACTTCTTGCATCGTTATTGTTAAATCACCATTCGACCACGTTGTATCCTCATAACCTGGATGACTATCTTCTTCATTTTCCTCACCCGTAAGAAAGAGATTTGCTTTTTTATTTTTTGTATTTTTCTTACGCTTTTTACTTAAGCCTTTACGCGTTAATACTCCAGCAAATAATGCTTTTGGTCTTCGCGCATCACCTGGAGCATAAAAATCAGAAGATGTAATATTACCATCAGGATTAAAACCACCAGGTGATCCACCAACAGCATCACCTGAGGTTACATCCTCATTAACTATTTTTCTAAACCTTACCTCAAACTTACCTCTTGATTCTGACATATATATATTTAATGCTAATCGCTGCTTTTGTATTAAATATTAATGCGATTATGACATACTCTAAGATTTACAATAGGATTGTAAATAGAGCTAAAGATAGAAAGCTTGATCTATATACAGAAGCCCATCATGTTAAACCAAAATGCATGGGAGGTAGTGATGATAAGACTAATCTTGTTAACTTAACACCAGAAGAACATTACATTTGTCATTTACTATTGGCAAAGATGTATCCTAAAAATGAAGGACTTGCTTTTGCTGCTATTATGATGAGTGGTAATAAAAAAAGAAATAACAAGGCTTATGGGTGGTTAAAGAAAAACTTATCCGAAGCAAAGAAGAAACCTAAAGCTGTTTGCACGTGCAAGCAATGTGGCAAAGTTTGGAAAACGTTTCCAAGCCATGCCTATAGGCAGTTTTGCAGTAGAAAGTGTAGAGGTTTGAATGACAGTCATGAGAAGGTAACACTAAACTGTAATTGTTGTAGTAAGAAATATCAAGTAATGCCATATCGTAAAGAAAAAAGTAGATTTTGTAGCAGAAGCTGCTATGATAAAAGAGTCTCCCCGGTGGAGTCATAATCGCAAATTAAACAAAGCCGGGTGAGGCATTTTAAAGATGGAACTATTAAAAAAATATATAGAAGCGGTAGGTAAAGATCTCGTTCTTGATGATTTTAACATGAAGGATGTGCAAATGAGACTACCAGCACGCAAACATTTTTGGGTTGCTCGTTTAATGGAAGCAAAAATTAAACGTGGTTCGTTGGATAGGGAGAAGAAAAAACTTAAAAAGGATATAACCCGCGAAGTTATAGCTACTTCTCCGGTAAAAATTTCACAAAATGTAGCCGAACAAGCAGCAGAACGACACGAATCAATACAAAAACTTACAGATCAAATTAAAGAATGTGATTTAATTGTCGAATATCTTGAAAAGGTAGAAAAAGTTATGTCACAAATGAGCTTTGATGTAAAAAATATTTTAGATATTATGCGTATGGAGCAGATGTAGTGTATCTACCTTTTTTTAAGTATTTTAATCTACCTGCTAATAAGGAGGAGCAGTCACCTACATTAAGTTTTAATACTTGTGTAGCTTCTTTTCGAGATTCAAAAGTTAACCATGTTGAATTTTTGTTATCATATATAACAACTGGAACACCCTTCTTTCTTACGTAACCACCTCTACAGGCACACTTATAACTGCAACAAATTTGATGTTTTTTAGAGGGTACAACTTCAAACTTTTTATTACAAACAATACATGTTTTACTTATATACTTAACTCGCCTACCTCTGTTTAAAGAAATAAATTTCTCTCTCACCCACTTATAGTTCCTACTGCTTTTAACTTTACCTTGTTTAGAGAGCATAAACGCTCCAAAAACAACTCCTTTATGTTTTGGATATATTTTAAGTAGCAGTTGATGAGCAATAAAATGCTCTCGTGCAGTTAAAGTTACAATATTTGAATTTTTATCACTACCACCTAAGCATTTAGGTTTAATGTGATGTTTTTCAACATATACATCTATATTTAGTAATCTATCCTTAGCTCTATCGATTAATCTATCGTATATTTTATAGTAGTTCATTGTGGTATAAATATTTAATCTAAATAGTTGAATTTGATAATAAATATACGATAATAAGATAATCCTCGGTAGTGTAATTAATTATAGTTCATTGTGGTAAATAAACTATAACACTACCGAGGATTTCAATAATATGCTAACTTTTGATTATATAAAGAGCACGCGTAAGCTACATATTAAGAGTGACGATTCTGATCTCTATGATCGTATACGTGAACACTTTAGTGTTGAAAATGATGGAGCTCGATTTGCTCGCAGGTATAATCGTTATGCAGCAAGAAGAAAATATGCAATTAGTAATTTAGGTGCGTGTGAACTTGGGTTATATTGGGAGATACGTCAGTATCTCATTAAAAATCAAATACAAACAGATATAGATGTAACTAATAACCTTAAAGAAGTACTAGATAATGGTATAAATGATACCGTTTATACAGATTTTAAGTTTAAATTACGTGAATACCAAGAGGAGGTTATAGGTAAAGCACTTAGATTAGGGATGGGTACGTGTGTTCTTGGTACCGGCGCTGGTAAAACATTCACAACAGCTGCTCTTATTGAAAACTTCTTTAGAAAAGCACCAGATAAAGATACATTTAAGTGTTTAATGCTTGTACCTGACTTAGGATTAGTACAACAAACATATGATGAGTTTATAAACTGTGGTACTACCTATAAAATTACAAAATGGACAGGTAAAAACAAGCCCGATCTTACTGCTAACGTTATTATTGCTAATATTGGTATTATACAGAGTAGGTTTGAAGAAAATGATTGGTTAAAATATGTTGATCTACTCATAGTGGATGAGTGTCATAAAATTAGTAGTGGTAATAAGATATCAAAAATAGTACAAAAGATAAAAACACTCAACAAGTATGGTTTTACAGGTACATTACCAGAAAATCAATTAGACAAGTGGTCAATAATTGGTAAACTCGGACCTGTTATATATGAAAAGACTAGTGCTGAGCTTAGATTAGAAGATTATCTTGCAAATGTAACAGTTAAAGTATTAAATTTAACCTATGAACGACCTCTCGTATATGAAACACAAAATAGATACAGAGAAGAGTTAGATTTTATATATGAATCTTACGATCGTAATAATTTTATAACAAAACTTTGTGGTAAGCTACCAAATAATACATTAATACTTGTTAATCATATTAAACACGGTGAAAGTTTAATGAATCATCTAGCTTCTTTAGATGATAGACAGGTATATTTTATTAGAGGTGAAGTTGATGTAGAGGAGCGCGAAAAAATTAAAAAGATAATGGAAAACAGCTCCAATGTTGTTTGTGTAGCTATTAGCGCTATTTTTTCTACCGGAGTTAATATTAAAAATCTTCATAATATTATTTTTGCAGCGGGAGGAAAGTCATTTATTAGGACCGTACAATCAATAGGTCGTGGTTTACGTAAACATAAAACTAAAAATAAATTAGTAATCATTGATATGTGTGATAATTTACCCTATGGGCGCAGGCACTGTGAAAAAAGAAAAGAAATTTATAAAAAAGAAAAAATTTGTTTTAAAGAAACGGATATTAATCTTTTTTAACCTTGACTCTTAATATAACAATAATATAATATATAAAATGTCGAAAAATAAAAAAGCAAAGACAGAGTACTACATTGAACCAAAGGTTTTTAAAGAATCTCTTCAAAAATACTACGAAACAGATATTTTGACCGATGACCTAGCAGAAAATATTAAAAAGATTGCTTATGGTCTGAGCTATAAATCTAATTTTATTGAATATTCATATAAGGATGATATGATAGGAGATGCTCTTATTAAAATGTACTCTGCGCTAAAATATAAGAAGTATGACTTTAGTACTGGATCAAATCCTTTTTCTTATTTTACAACTATTGCTTTTCATGCGTTTATCAACCGCATTAAACGCGAGAAAAAACATCATAAAGCAGAATCTGATTATAGGGAGAGTATCTATGAAGATATTATGACTGATCCAAACAATACTCATGGTCACGTTTATGTAAAGCCGGTTGGTGATGATGATTCCGACGATTAAAAAACCTAAGGTAGCAATTAT